CCGCGACCGGCCCCATCACCAGCGGGATGGCGATGGGGTGGGCGTCGTAGCCGGCGCGGACCTGCGCGACGGTGGCATCGAGGGCGGGCAGCGACTCCTTGAGCGCATCGAGCGCCAGCACCGCCTTGACCTGCAGCTCCTTGTTCCCGGCGTCGCGCGCCAGGGCGTCGAGGACGGCGCGCGCCTCCCGCGCCTCCCGCTCGACCTGCTTGGCCAGCCCCAGCGAGCGCAGCGGCTCGACCAGCCGGCGCAGCGCGTCCTCCGCCTGGCTGACGTCGAGGGTGACGCGGGCCGAGCGCAGCTCGGCGAGCGTGGCCTCCGCCCCCTCGGCCGCCGCCTGCGCCGCGGCCAGCTGGCGGGTGAGATCCTGCGCCCCGGCCGCGGCGGCGGCGGCGGCGTTGCGCTCGATGGTCTCGGACCGGCTGGACGCGTCGTTGTAGACCGCGCGCGCCGCCAGCATGTCCTTCAGCGAGGCCTGGATCGCGTCCTGCTCGCTGACGATGACCTGGTCGCCGCGGCTCACGGCCGCCGCGTTGCGCTCGGCCAGGCCGATCGCCTCCTCGGCCAGCTTCCGGGCCCGCTCGTGCTGGCCCTGGCGCGCCGCCGCCGCCGCCTGCCCGGTGCGCTCGACGATCTGGCGCCGGCGGTCCTCGTAGGCCTCCTCCTCGCTCATCCCCTTCTGGCCGAGCCCGCGGACGCGGTCCTGCAGGGCGCGGTTGAAGCCGTCGCGCTCCTCCGCCGTCTTGCGGGCGGCGTCGCGGTGGCGCTGCTCCTCGCCGATCAGCCGGTCGATGGAGGCACGGTAGGCGGATTCCGTCTTGCGCCAGATGTCGGCCCGGGCGCCGGCGGCCTGCTCCTCGAGGGCGCGGGTGGACTGGCCGGCCCGGCGCGCCAGGGCGATGGCCTGGGCGTAATAGCCGGCGGCCTGCTGCGTCGCCGCCGCCGACCAGGCGCGGGTGGCCGCGACCTTGGCCTCCTCCTCCTCGAGCACGACCGCCGCCGTCACCCGGGCGATCTGCGCCTCGTCGCGGGCGGCGCCGGCCAGCGTCGCCAGCTTCGCCGCCGCGGTGGTGGCGGCGGTGGCCAGGGCGCGGTCGCGCGCCTGCCCCTCCAGCTCGTCGCGCGCCTTGTACTGGTCGGCCAGGCTGGCGCCGGCGACGTCGACGACCTTGCGCTCGGCGTCGACGATGGCCTGGAGCGCCGTCACCGACTTGCCGGCGCCCTCGACCAGCAGGCGGGCGTTGGCCAGGGCGCCGCCGCCGAACTTGGCGCGGTCGCTCTCCTCCAGCGCCCGGGCGTAGGCGCGCAGGGCGCCGCCGGCGACGGTGGTGGCCGCCGGCAGCTGGCCGGTCAGCAGGATGGTGCGGGCCATCTCGGCGCCGAACTTCCGCTGCGCCTCCTCCGCCACCTTGACCAGGCGGGCGGCGGCCTGCTGTTCGGCGGCCGACGCGCGGGCGGCGGTGGCGGTGCGGCGTTCGGCCAGGGTCTGGAGATCGAGGTCGGCGACCATGCCCTTGATCTCGGCGGCGCGGGTCGCGGCCTGCTGGGTCCGCAGCGCCGCCCGGTCGTCCGCGCCGACGCCGTCCAGCGTCTTGCGCTTGTCCGCCACGTCCTGGATCAGCTTGACCAGGTCGCGGTCGGCCCCCGACGGCGCCGCGCCGACCGCCGCCTCCTCGCGCAGGCGCTTCATCGCCCCGGCCACCGGGTCGAGCTTCTCCTGCAGCCGCTCGTAGAGGGTGCCGAGGTTGGCCGCGAACGGCGCGATCTTCTTCATTTCCTCGGCCGAGAAGCCGAGTTCCCCCGCCACGGCCTGCTGCGCGAGGGCAACGGCCTTGGCGGCGGCGCCGAGCTGCTTCTGCTCCTTGGTGACGACCGTGGTGCCGTCGAGCACCAGGTCCAGCGCGTCGGTGATCTTGAGCAGGGCGTTGGCGACGCTGCCGCCGGTCGGGCGCAGGGCGCCGGTGGCGGCGTTCACCCCGCCCAGCGTGTCGCGGTAGCGCTCGGCGGCGAGATCGGCGGCGAGCCAGGAATCGGCCATGTCCAGGATGCCGCGCACCCGGCCGGCCATGGTCGGCGTGGCCTGCCCGAGCGCCGCGACCTGCTGGCGGAAGGCTTCCATCGACGGCTTGCTGTTCCGCAGGCCCTCGATCAGCGTGGCGAGCTGCGTCTCGAAATCGGTGGCCCAGCCGCCGGGGGCGTTGGCGAAACGCCCCTCCCCCTGCATGCCGGCGAACAGCGCCTGCATGTCGGCGGCGGCGGTCTTCAGGCCGGTCTCGGCCTTCAGCCGGCCGACCTTGTCGGTCTCCACCGCCAAGCCGGCGGTGGCCTGACGCGCGGCCTCCGTTTTCGCGGCCACCTCGGCCATCGCGTCGGCGTGGCGCGCGGCCACCTCCTGCGCCAGCGTCTGCCGGCTGGCGAGGTAGGCGGTGACGGCGGCGGCGCCGGTGAACGCGACCCCCCACGGGCCGCCGAGGAAGCCGACCAGCGAGGAGCCGGCCGTCCTGGCCAAGCCCATGGCGCGCTCGCCGAGACCGATGGACCGGGTCAGCCCGTCCTTGGCCTCCCGGGCCTTCCGGCTGGCGTCGACGCTGCCGGCGATCGCCTGCTTCTCCTCGGCGGCGGCCACCATCAGCCGGCGCTCGGCCGCCGCCACCGCGTCGGTCTGCGCGGCGTGCCGGGTCTGCGCCTGGTCGAGCGCGGTCTCGGCGGCGGCGCGGACCCGGGCAACGGTGTACTGCTTCTGCGCGACCTCGGTGGCGGAGCGGCCGTAGGCGTCCAGCTCGGCGCCGTATTTCTTGCGCGCCTTGGCCGCCTCCTCCTCCTTCCGGGCGACGTAGTCGACCGACGCCCCATAGCGCGTCTCGATGGTGCGGGCGGCCTGCGCCGCGCCCTCCGCGTTGTCCAGCGTCTGCTTGGCGAGGGCGAGCGAGGCCTCGCGGTCGCGGTGCTTGGCCTGGACGTCGAGCAGCCGGGCTTCGGCCTCGGCGACCAGGTTGGCCTTCTGGACGCCGGACGCCCGCTCCAGCGCCAGGTTGGCGCGGGCGGAGTCGATCTTCGCCGCGGTCTCGGTCCGCGCGGCGGTGGCGGCGGCCAGCTTGGCCTGTTCGGCCATGCGGACGTCGCGGGCCGCCTCGCGGGTGGCGGCGGCCTCGACGGCGGTGGCGGCGGCGGCGCGCGCGGATTCCTCCCGGGCGGCGCGCTGCGCGGTCATCAGGTCGCGGACCTGCCCGACGGCGCCGCCGCCGGCGAGGTTGGCGGAGACCAGCGGCCCGATCTTCTGGGCCGCGCGCAGGGCGACGAAGGCGCCGGCCAGCCCGGCCACCGCCGACACGGTGCCGCCGACGTCGTCGCCCATCCCGATCAGGGTGCGCGACAGGGCGGCCGTCACGGTCTGCGCCGCCGCGTTGGTGCCGACATACTTGGTCAGCGCGTTCTCGAGATACGTCCAGCTCTCGCCCACCGTGGCGAGGACCCGGCCGTATTCGGCGTCGATGACGGCGCCCTGCTGAAGCAGCGCGCCGACGACCCGCTCGGTGGTCAGCTCGCCGGCGCTGCCCATCTCGCGCAGGCGGGCGATCGACACCCCCAGGCCGTCGGCGATCGCCTTGGCCAGACGGGGCGCCTGCTCGGCCACCGAGCGCAGCTCGTCGCCGCCGAGCCGGTCGGACGCCAGGGCCTGCCCCAGCTGCACGGTCGCGGCCTCGATCGACTGGGCCGTCCCGCCGGAGATCTTCCCGGCCTTGTTGACGGTGTCGGTCAGACGGGCGACGCGGTCGATCGAGAGGTCGTAGTCCTTGGTCGAGCGGGCGATGCGCGAAAACAGGTCGGCGGTCGGCTCCAGCGCCGAGCGGGTGCGCTGGGCCGTCTCGTAGACCAGGGCCTGCCCGCGGGCGACCCGATCCAGCTCCTCGTAGTTCGTGCGCAGCCGGCCGGTGAGGACGGTCCAGGCGTCCGAATAGCGGATGATCTCGTTGGCGCCCAGCCCGATCGCGGCGCCGCCGGCGGCGGCGCGGACCTGGTCCAGGGTGCGCGCCACCCCCTCGAAGCGGGCGCGCAGGGCTTCGGCGGCGCGTTCGGTCCTGGCGCTGGTGTCGACCAGCTGGGCCAGCCGCTTGTCGGCCGCGACGATCTGCTCCGTCTTGACGACGATGTCGAGACGGTTGGTTTCCACGGCCATGCCGACACCTTTGGTACAGGAAAGGCCATAATCTGGCCTTATTTCGACTGGAGTCCTGTCGCATTAACAACCGACAGGAGTGTTTAAATGTTTCGTATGATTGAAATCGCGCTTCTTCTTGCGATGACAGCAACCGGCGCATCCGCGATCGCCGCTTACCACCTGTTCTCGGTCCCGATGTTCGGGATCCTGCCGATGATCGTCCACAAGGGCAGCTACGACCCTGGCAGCGATCTTCTGGCGTTCGGCGTCGCCGCCTTCGCCACCGCCCTGAACGCGGTTCTGGCGGCGCTGCTGCAGCGCGTCCTTCAGAAGATGGAGGATGGCCGCTTTTCCTTCTGACGCTCCTCAGGCCTCCGCCACCGCGTCGAACGGCACGTAGACCGGCACCCGGACCCACGGGCCGTCGGGCAGGGCCTGCCGGCGGATGGCGATCCCAGTGGTGACGACCACCCCGTCCGCCGCCAAGGCCCGGCGGCGGAAGGCGGTTGCGAGGGCGTCGCCCAGCGCCACGCCGTCGCCGTCGGGCGTGCCGGCCCGCCCCAGGCCGGCCGGCACGAACAGGCTGACGACCAGGTCGCCCGCGAAAGCGTTTCGCCGGTTCCGCGCGGTCGCCATCAACACCCGCACGACGAAACGCGCGAAGCTCCGCCCCCCCTGCGCGGTGTAGGGCGTGTCCCCCTCCACCAGGTCGACGCCGGCGGGGACGACGGCGCGCAGGCGCTCCACCAGCAGGCGCTCGATGTCGGACTGGTCCGCCATCACACGCCCCCGCGCTTGCGGATCGCCTGCGTCGCCATGCCCGCCGGGGCCTGCCGGCTGGATCCGTGCTCCAGCTCCAGGATGTGCCCCACGCCGTTGGACAGGTAGACGTCCTGCCCGGCCTTCAGCCCCCGCAGGCCCTCGGCGATGCGGGCGAGCGATCCCGCGCCGGCGCCGCGGTCGCCGAGACCGGGCGGCGGGGCGTAGGGCACCGACCGATCGGGCGCCCCCAGCCCCAGCGTCCAGTTGCCGCGCGCCCGGCCGCGCTTCACCGGGGTGGTGGCCACCACCTCCGCGGCGATGCCGCCCACCACCTCCTTGACGAACTGCGTGGCCTGCGCCCGGGTGTTGACCCGGAACCGCTCCACCCCCAGCGCGAACTTGCCCATCCTCATCCTCCCGTGACGCCCAGGCGGGAGAGCGCCCCCAGGAAGGAGGCGATCTCCGCGTCCGGATCGCGTTTCCCAACGCGCGGTTTCGGCAGCTCCAGGCTTTGCAGGAGGGCCTGGAACTGCTTGCCGTCCCCGTTGACCGCCACCCGCACGACGGTGGCCAGCCGCCGCGCGTCGTCGAGCCGGTCGGCGACGACGGCGCGGGCGTAGAGCGCGATCTCCGGCAAGGTGTAGACCCACAGCACGTCGTCGCGGCGGTGGCCGGCGCCGATCAGCCGGGCGACGGTGCGCCCGAGGCCGTCCCCGCCCTCGCCGCCAGGATCGCCTGGACGAGGGCGTAGGATTTTCCCAGCGTGGCGTCGTTCAGCGCGAAGATCACGCCGACGATGGTGGGAAACTCCTCCGCCGGCCAGGCCGTCACCTCGTCCGCCTCCCAGCCGCCCGAGCGCACGACGATCCGCAGCAGGGCCTCCGCGTTGGCGCCGATCCACGGCAGCAGGGCCGGCCCGACCGGCCGGCCCTGGCCGACCGTCTCCAGCTCCTCAATCAGCCCGAGGTCCCGGGCCGACTGGACGACGGCCGCGACGTCGCCCACCAGGCCGATGTACTGCCCCAGCGTCCAGGCGCGCAGCGAGCGCCCCCGGATCTCCACCCCGTCGAACAGGACGGCGGCGTCGGAATGTTCGGTCATCGAGGTCCCTTTCTTTTTTCCGGGAGCGGCGTGCAACCGACCGCCCCGGGCATCTGAAGGACGATCCGGTCGGCCTGGACGTCCAGGCTGGCGATCAGGCCGGCGTCGTAGCGGGGAGCGGTCGCCTGCCCCACCGGCCACCGGGGCGCCCGCCGCCTCACGCCCACTGGGTCAGCGTGCCGTACGGCGCCGACGGCGTGCTGGCGTCGGCCAGAACGTCGAGCTGCATCGGCATCTCTGCGAACTTGGTGTCGTCGAGCGAGAGCGCGCCGGCGGCCGAGAGCTGGGCCTTGCGGATGGTCCACATCACCTTGTTGCCCTGCTGCGGGATCATCAGGAAGCGCGCGGCGCAGGCCCGGATCGGGCTGGCCAGCACCGGGAAGCTGCTGCGGGCCGGGGCCGCCCACTGGTAATCGACCAGCACCTCGGTGCCGACCGGGATGGTGGAGCCGGCGGTGCGCCGGATCCCGTTGTTGACCGCATCGACGGTGTAGTCGCCGCCGCGCACAAGATCGCCGTCGGCCACGCTGGAGGGGACCGCCTCGGACACCACCACCTCGGTGTTGCCGCCGACCAGCGTCGCCGAGACGACGGTGTAGGTGGAGTCGTTGGCGGTCGATCCGGCCACGGTCAGATGGTAGCCGGTCGGGAAATCGGCGGCGTGGTCCCCGGCGACGGTGAATTTCTTGGCGCCGGTGGAGACCGCCGTGACCGCGTAGGACACCGGGTCGAGGCGGTACGCCGTGCCGTCCAGGCCGCGCACGGCGGTGATCGGCGCGACCGTCGCCAGCGGCAGGGCGAGCGGCGCGGTGACCGTGGCGGGCAGGATGACGATCTCGCCGGTGACGGCGACCTCGCTGGCCACCGCGCGCGTCGGCGCCGAGCCGTGGAAGAAATAGGCCAGGTTGCGGGCGGACGCCTCTTCCAGGTTGAACTTGATGCCGATGGTCGACTTCGTGACCGTGGTCAGGTCGAGCTTCCGGGATCCGGACTGCGAGCTGTAATGCTCGAGCTTCTCGATCGCCTGCTCGATGTTCGATCCGGTGATGTTGCCGAGGTTGCGGAATCCATCCCCGTCCTCGGAAACGAAGAGATAGATCCCGGCGGGGAGGAGAAGGTCGGCGGTGTTGCTGGTCATGGCTGCCTCACGGGCAAGGGGTGGTCGGGAGGATCAGGCCGGAACGGCGAGGATGATCCATTTCATCAGCGCCGGATCGCCGCGCTTGGGCTGGCCCTGCACGACCAGGACGCCCACGCCGTCGACGGAAAAGCGGCCACCGGCCTGCGGCGGCGTACCGGCGGGGAAGTCGGACACCAGGGCGTCGATCTGCACGGTGCCGGCGTCGATCTGCTCGGGCAGCCGCCGGGGCAGCATGACGCGCAGATCCGGCACCAGCGTGCCGTCGGGGCCGGTGTAGCGGGCGGCGCGGCCCAGCAGGGCGAAGGTGGTGCGGAGCGGGCCGTCCATCGTCACGCCTTGATCGTGTGGACGATGGTGGCGAGTGGGATTTCGATGGTCCCGCCCTCGCCTCCCGGCGGCGCCGGCACGGTGATGGTGCTGGTCACGCCGGGGCCGGCGAAGCATTTTCGGGGCAGGTCGGGCAGATTGAAGGTGGTTTCGCCGTCGCCCACCCCCCACGCGGTGCCGATGGCCGCGTACAGCGCGGGATAGTCGACCCGCTTGACGGCCCGGCCATCGCACACCAGCCGGTCGCCCGGCACGGCCGCGACGGGGTACATCTCGATGGCGCCGGGTCGGGCTTCGCCGAGGTTGACGATGCGCACCAGGGGAATTGCGGGGGCGCCGGGCGTGCCTTCGCCGTCGGCGCCGAAGAAGACGCCACCGCTGATCTGTGTGTATTCCATGCGCGGTGCCCCCGCTGAAACGCGAAAGGCCGCCCGGAGGCGGCCCTTTCGCACGATGAATGGGTGGTCAGGTCCGCTTGCCCTGGCGCAGGACCTTCGGCCGGGTGCAGACGAACATCGGGTTGGCCTCCGCCTCGATCTTGACCCACTGGTTGCGGTCGCGGTCGACGATCGTGCGGTAATAGACCTCCTTGCCCTCGGTGTTGACGAACTCGAAATCCTCCGCCGGGCTGGCGTACTGCTCGAACAGGCCGTCGATGCCGGCCGGGTAGAGGTGGCACTTGTCGGTGTGGACACCGACCCCGGAACCGCCCCGGTAGCGCCGCCACTTGATGTCGCCCCAGGTGAACTCCTCCATCGGGGTGCCGGCCAGCTCGGCCACCTTGGCGGCGTAGAGGTAGGCGTCCAGCACCTCGGGATGGCTGGTCAGGTCGCGCCAGAAGCCGGTCCCGCACAGCGCCTCGACCCTCAGCGTGCCGGGCACCAGCCCGCCGACGTCGGCCTCGATCGAGGTGATGACCTCGAAGCACTTCTTGCGGAGCGCGCCCTTGGCCGGCGACGTGTTGTCCAGGTCGAAGTCGATCTCGGCCGCCGGGGTGATGCCGAACTCCTGGAACCAGTTGTAGACCACCGTCGAGCCGTCGGTCCGCAGCACTTTGCCCTGCAGGGCGTTGAGCATGTGGAACTCGAAGGTCAGTTCGCACTCGTCGCGCAGCCGCTTGATGCGGCGGCCGACCAGGTCCTGGACCTGCATCATCTCACTTTCCTTGGCGAAGGCGCGGATGCCGGCGACCTCGCCCGAGCGGACGGTGTTCTCCTTCTTGAAGTGGCGGGTGCGGAAGTCGCGGATGTTCCGTTCCTCCCCGGCCTTGCTGGTCTGGGTCGCCGGCGCGTCGGGGTCGGAGAAGTCGATCAGGGTCAGGACGCCGTTGCGGTTCTCGATGCCGAAAGTGCGCTGCCGGATGCCCCGGAAGTCGAACAGGCCGAGGCTGCGGATCAGGCCGGGCTTGTAGGGGGTCTCCTCCAGACCGAGCGTCAGCTCGATCATGGAGAAGGCGTCCTGGTTGAAGATGTCCATGGTCGCCATGGGCGGTGCTCCTGTGTGGCCCGGTTCAGCGGGCGATGACGAGGTGTTTGGCGAGCGCGGCGAGCGCGGCGGCCTTCTGGTCGGCGGTGACGCCGGGCGGCCAGACGAGGTCGCTGGCGCGCACGGTGGCGAGGCGGACGATGGCGGTGCCGTCGGCGTCGTAGCCGGTGGCGTCGACCGCGCGGAACAGGACGCCGGCGGCGTGCTGGCGGCCGTCGGTGGCGGCCGGGTCGAACGCGCCCCACTTGCCGGACGCGCCGGCGATGGTGATGGCGATCTGGTCGCCGGCGACGAAGTCGGCCGCGCCGTCCGCCACCGTGAAGGC